ACTCTAACAAGTCTTGCTGTGACATGTAGCTCTCCTAGACGGGGCACAAAAACAACCCCTTCGTCAATCAAGTAAACGGCCACGATGCCACCGCGTTCAACGAGGTCCGCAATCTCGGCACCGGAAATAATCACCGTGGGAAGCCCATCGTACTGAACGGCGAGTAGCTCAACTGCAAGCAAGTCACGGTCGCTGAACTGACTGAGGTCGAGAACAACAGATAGATGAGGGGCGGCGACGTTGCCGGTATCCATGATAAGGTGCGCCATGGCAACGCCGGGGTCAGAACAGATGACGCGGCCAAGGCGTTCCCACTGAAAGTAGTTCTGCACGGCCTCAAGAGCCTGTTCATCGTCCGTGTGGCGGATGAGGTAGCCGAGAGGCGCATCGAAAAGTGAAGGAACGCTCATACTATCCAATACCGCAAAAAGGGCAGAGCCTGAGCCCCACCCTGTTTGTTGTTACCGCCCCAAAGATTAAGCTACGAGTTCGATGGAAATCTGACTCAGTACAACTACGTCACCGGCGTGACCTGCGGACAGGGTGCTGGTAACGAAGAAGTTCAAATCCGACTCGCCCTGAAGACCCGTCACGGTAGTAACGGCTGAACCGGCAACAAGGGTGTTGTTGACCTGTGCGGCGGACTGGGTACCCTGAAGAGTAACCGAAGTCGAAGATGCGGCAACAGCCTGAAGCGTTGCGTCGAGCGTGAAGCTGCCCGTCTTGCTGTTGACAGCTACAGCGCCCGTGGTTGCGATTGCGGTAGCGCCAACAAAGCTGGTCGCGGTTAGAGCCGCGATGGAAGCCGCTGGAACCTGATAGAGGTTGATGGTCAGGTTCTCAGTTGCGCCCGTGGTGGCGTAGCCAAAGAGACGAACGCGGAAGGGGAGGCCGGTGTTGACCAGCGTGGCCAGCGAGTAGGAACCGCCGACAAAGATGCCGGGAGTGCCAAGGGCAACAGGCAGCACCTGTGCAGCAATAGAGGCGATGGCATTGCCGTTGACTTGGAACGCGGTCTCCACGGTGGATGTGCCGGTGGCGTTGGCTGCGAGGGTCTTTTCGATGGAACCCGCTGTTTGTACTGCGATGGTAAGTGCTGTGCTCATATTTTTAATCCTTCTGGTACCCGTTCAGGTACGTGATTGCTGCTTGAAGCGTTTCCGTGCTGTCGTAAAACAAACCAAGTCCCCTGTTACAAGTTTCACAGAGAAGACCGCGAACGCACTTACCACAAGTCATTCGTGCATGGCTGTCTATCAAATCGGGGCAACAAGAGTGGTCATGGTCTATGGCCAACCGCTTGCCACTTTCAGGACGCTTGCAGATGGCACAGACGCCGCCTTGTTTCTCAAGCATCTCCTGATACTTTTCGGTCGTAATACCGCGACGACCGGGATGATACTTTGCGTAATACTCATCTCGTTTTTCTGGATGAGTAGCACGCCAACCTTGTTGCGTTTCAAGCTTGCGTGCCTTGCGTTCCGCTTCACTTTTCTTGGGAGCTAATGTTGCTTGTAATGCGGCTCCCGTTAATGTCATCCGGCCTTCGGCGTAATTCCTTTTTAGGGTTTCACTGGCCTTTTGATTTGCTTCATCTGAAGGAGAATCTGTTCTCCTTCTGTGTCGTCCTTCAGCGTAGGCTTTCTTGAGAGATTCACTTACTCTACGTTTAGCTTCTTCTGAAGGTACATAGCCCTTAGAGTTACCCATAGTTTTGTATTCCTCTAATCTCTAATACTGAGAAAAGAGGAATACCAATGGGACGGTTAAACTGCCGAGACCTCGGCACGAACTCGACGAAATCCGGGCGTGCCATTCGTATTCGGGCGTGCCACAACTCCGAGGAACCAATCGTAAGAAACGATTGCACGGGTCTGGAGAGTTGGGTTGCTGAGGTCAATATCGTTGTCGCCAAAATACTTGACATTGACTTTGAAGTTCGCGGAACGTGGAACCTTCTGCCCCAGAAGCTCTGAAGCAAGCATCGCTTCGCGGCCAACGGTATAGCACGCATAGCCAGTCTTGCCCGTTGAAGGGTAATTGGCATACGTAGGCACGGTCGGTGTGCGGATGATGCGGCAACCAGCCCATTCAAGAACCTGATAGCCACGGTTGCTGTCGCTCTTGAGCACTGAAGCACCGCTCTCGCTACGCTTCAAAGTATCGACTGCCGAACCTGCACTGTTGTCAGACATGAAGTCATAGGACATGAAGGGATGCAAAACGGTTGTGTACAGACCACCATCACGACCGGGTACAGCATTGCCAAGCAACTGGGACTCACCTTTACGGATGGTGTTGCTGAGCAAGAACTGGTTGTCGGAAAGGTCGATACGGGCCGCACTCTGAGCAGCGGACGCTGATTCGAATGCGTTGAACGCAACCGTGTTCGCAGTGAGGGCACCGCGATAACTCAGGTTACGAGCGGCATCAAGAGTGATGTCGGCGAGGAACATGGTCGCTGCAACGTTATCGATACCAAGCCAATCGGCATACTCATCTGCATACGCATCGGAGAAAACCTGAGACAAGGACATCGAAGGAGGCGGAACAGCCTCAGACACAGGACCAGCAGCACCGCTGAAGGGTTGCTGACCATAGAACTGAATCGTGCGGCCAGAGCGACGAGCCAGCGGACGGAAGTCGCAAAGTTCTTCGAGTGCTGGTGTATTGTACTGCCATTCCAAAATAGCAGTGCGGTCATACGCAATCTGCGGGAAGGCTGCAAGGTTGGAGGATTGAACTCCCGGTGACAAACTTGGCATTGTGTTACCTCATGTATAAACTTCGTAGCTAATGCAACTAGCTTCTATAAATTGGATAGCGTAGTCGGAAAACTAGAAAACTACCTACGTTGAGCTTGTCTTGCTACGTCATCCGGATTAAGACCTTGTGCCTGTGCCGAAGCTTTGAAAGCTTCCATAATCTCTCTCGGAGACATATCGGCGGTGATTTCGGGTACGGATTCCTTAGTCTTGACGGCACTTGCAACGGAGGAGCCACCGCCGATACCAAAGACAGAGGAGCCCGAAAGCTTCTTTTTGGTAGCGACGGGGGTAGGTTCTTCCTTGGTTTCATTTTGGAAAACCAATTTATCGACCTTCATGGCGTTATAGGCTTTCTCCAAGGAATCGACAGTCGGGTCTACGAGATTCAACTCGGCGAGTTTGTACTTCATAATCCGTTCGTTCTGTTCTCCCCCCGGCCAATCGCTGGATTTAAGGAACTCAGTTACGGCAGTAGTCCACGCATCGTTCTGCTTGGTGGAGATTTTCTCATCGAGCACTTCTTTGAGAGCCTCCACCTTGATGCCCCGCTTTTCGAGATAGGTGTCAAGGGTGCCGCTCTTTTCCAAGTAATCATCGAGGCTGATTTTGCCAACCTGATAATCCAACTGGAGAGCAACCCGGTCATCGGCGGTGAGAACCTTCTTAGCTGCGACGGGCTCTGCCTTCTTCTCCGGAGCGAGTGCATTCTCATGAGCGGCGATAGCGGCCTTTACCTGCCGGTTGATGTCCCCGGCACTGTCGCCTTCGAACTTGTAAGATTTGCCACCGATTACAAAGGTGTCCTCAAAGGAGAACTTATCTTTGGGCTCTTCCTTTGCTGCTTCCTTTGTCGCTTCACCCTTAGGAGGAATGACAATGTTTTGTTTGAGGGCCTCTTCCGCGATAATCTGACGAATCTCTTCAGGCGTAGTCGCCTTATCGAGAGCCGTTTCTAACTCTGGAGTTACATTTACTTCTGCACCCGGTGGGGTGATTTCCTTCTCTGTTACTGGCATACTGCTGCTCCTTCATTCCTTGTCTGTTCTTCGTGTTGAAGTATCCTGACTCTTAAGTCGTCAGCCATATCAGCCGTTGCACGACTGAAGGGGTCTTCTGAATCCATGAGAACGGCTGCTTCTTCCACACCCGCTTGAACCGCCTGTTGGATACCGTTGAACAATCGTTGATGTGATTTCTTAGCGGCCCGGAAGGCGATGCTTCTGGCAACAAGCTCATCCCGGTCCCACCCCTCGAAGTTAACCAAGGCATCTTCAGCAATCTTTACAGTCTGCTCCGAGAGCGCCACCATATCGTTCCAGCCGGGATGGGCTATAAGGGAGTGCAGCCGATTGGCTCGGTCAACGGCTAGGGTAGTCCGGGGCTCGAACGGCCTGTCTACAGTTACTGGCACTTAAATATCTCCCGTCGTTCCTGTTGACCCGCCGCCGACGAAGTTCGCATCGGACTTCTGGAACTGAGCGCGGTCAGCACGGTTTAAGGCATCCTCTTCGACCGTGTGGCCGTGCTTCTGGTCTTGTGCGTTCGACTTGAGCGTTGCTTCACCCGACTTCAACAACAAACGGTTCTCCGCTTGGTTGTTGTCGATTTCTTTCTTCGACTCGGTTTGAAGACTCAACATCTTCTCCGCAGGAGGAGGCGTTTGCTGGCTTGCAGCATAACGCTGCTTGTCCTCATCATTCATAGGTTGAATGACATTCTCGCGGTACGGAAGCCCAGTGCTGTCGATGAGGGCTTTGTAAAATTCAGCGACATTCAACTTCAACGCCTGAACCCCGAGGAGTTCAACCGTGCCGGGGCTTTGAATCATCGTTTGAATAAACCCGATGAGTGAATTCAACTGTGTCCGGGCACGGAGCCTTGTTGCTGCTGAGACAGTCACAATGTACTGACCATTAGCAACCGAGAGCGGGTCAATCTTCTTGACGCTGGCGGAGAGTTCATCGCTGAGCCACTGCTTGATTTGACTCGGCTTCAGCTTGTGATTTTGTTCGATGATGTATTCGATAAAGGGCACAAAAATGTTATCCGCAATTTGGTCGATGAGGTCAGTCGTTTTAACTCCCTCACCCGCGATTACCGCGTTAGCAGAAGCTGGATTTCTGAGGTCACCGGGCTTACCGGCGTTCTGTCCCGTGGCCGAGATACCGGCACCGGAGATGGCTACCGCCCACGACTTCACTTGTTCAATGACACCAAGTGGCTCAAGGCCGATGGTGTTACGTGTCAAAGGTTCAATCTTCTTTCCGGGGTCGGACTTCATAATCTTGCCGGGGAAAATCCACTGCGCCTGAGCCGAGTTATTCATACCAGCATCCGTGCTGTAGACACCCATCAAATTCAGATTCAAATCATCGAAAAATGCGTTCACAATTCCCTGCCCGATGCGCTGAAAATCTGTCAACCAAAATCCGAGACCGTAGCCGTAGAAGCTGTCAGGGGCCTCACGAAACACGAAGCTGAGAAATGGAATCTTAGCCATATCATGTGGTTCGTTGTAGAGAACATGCTGGCTCTCCAAAATCATGCAGTGGCGATATGGTGTCCAGTAATCAAATACTTCCCAATTCTTCGCCAGCGGGTCAGCTTTGGAGTGGTCAGCATCTTCCGGATAGGCTTTCTGCGGTGTCACGGTCTGCTGAAAGATGGAGTTACCTGAGTTACCGCCCTGCGTATCGAGTACATTGGAGGCCGTCGAATCCACCTTCATGGGCGTGGTAAGGGCGATAAGCTGCTCACGAGTGGGGATATTGAACCCATCGGTATCACGGAACTTGTCGAGGTCATAGGTGTTGGGATAAATCAACCGGCCAGCCCATCCAGCCGTCCAGATTTCACCACGGCGGCAAGCAGGGTCTACACGTAGACGGCGTATCGGCACATGTTCGAACTTCGCTTGATTGAATTCGATGATGTGGTCGGTGTAAGTCTCAGTATTGTCGATGTCGCCACCCTGAATTGTGAGTGAACCACCGGCCACAGCCACACTGGTGTTCTGGTGCTTGTTCCTTATCTTTTTGACATCCTGTTTGTACTGTTCCCATCCGAATGTGGCGACACCCGTGCCATAGAGAAGGCCATCGTAGGCAACGTGGCGCATTTCCTGTTTGAAAGCAGTTCCACGGAACCCGCACTTTTTGAATTGGGCTCTAACCAAAGCTGTTTCAGCCGCTGCGGTGTCTATATCTGTTCCAGAGGTTGGGTCAAGCATAAAAGGCTGGAATCCGGCGAACAAAGACTCTTGAACGACGCCTAGCATCGAATAGAAATGCTCTGCAAGGATGGGCAATCCAAGGTGGGAACGGT